GCAGCGCCGGTATTTGGGAGGGTCCGCCATAAGTAGAATGTGGCGCGGCTGAATGACACCTTGGGGAGTGAACCGCGCCAAGGGGCATTATATGTGCCACTATAATAAAACTACTATAATAATTAGGAAAACCGGTTTAGACACAGGTATATATACCGCCTACGAAACAGAGACCCCCCTTCATTTCCACTGGAGAATAAGAATACTATAACTATATCTAACATGTTTATTTAAAGTGATTAGTACTATAGAAAATATAAACAAAGAGGTTAAAATAAGAAAAGGAGGAGGGTTTAGGCAGCATTAATATATAAAAAGATGATGATTTGCGGTTTGTTCGGGGTACTCCTGGGTTCCACTTCCACAGGAAACGAAGGGGTCCCCCCTGCACTATAATACTACTTCAGGCCCCAGTCGGTGATAATATTCGATGTAGTGTCGATGTTTTTCGATGTTTCACCGACTTTTTTCGTTGCGTCAGCGATTGAGGGTAGATCTACATGGGATAAAATCAGACCGAGGAGCGGGTTTTCTTCTGATATATTTTTTATCATATCGGGAACCGGATTCAGTGCTTTGGCAACTCCTTTAGCTTCTCGCACCTGGGTAGCGACTGACGCAAAAAAAGACTTTTTAAAATCTTTTAACAGTGTTTCGTTATCTGAAAAAATCTCGTCCAATACCGGTTTCAGCAGGTGCAAAAGGGTTTCAGCAGCGTTTGTATTTTTATCCTGGTCAAATCTGTTAATCCAAGCCGTAACGCTGCGTTCAGCGATGATTTTTGTAAGCAGGATATAAAAAATTCCCCACGCGGCAACGTAGAGGGCTAAAACAACGCCTGAGATTTCCACTTACCCCCCCATTTATTCAAATTTTAGAGCCTTCGCGCAGTTTTTCATATAAAGAATCTCAGTCGAACGGGTTTATCATCTCAATGATGAGGTCGTCAGCCCAACCCTTTTTGCGCAGGCAGTTCAGAATCCGAAGACCGCCCAGTGGACCACCGCCCACGGTTTTAACGCAAACGTGGAAATCACCGTACATACTTTGCGCTTCACTTGGTGTGATGCCGGCCTCTTCAGCCATCTTTTTAAGAGTCTCGACTTTTGCTGCCGTCCATTCTTTAGCCGGTCCGAAAAGAACGGCGATTATACCCGTCAGCGTCAGCCCTCCGATAAGTACGCCCGCAAGCACGCCAATAGTCGGTAAAGCGAAAGGCTGCGCTAGAGTACCCTCCGCCAGTTCGTGGCGCTTAAAATCGTCGTATGCTTTTCGCTGCGCCTTATCCGCTTTGATAAACTCGGCGCCGTTGTAAATCCAGCCCATATTAATCGATATATACACACTTTTTTTGTGAGCGGCTGTAGACCCAGCCAGGGGGGCAAACCGGTTCAGGATCCGGGGGGGGTGGTTCAGGCGGCCCAATAATCACGTCGTCGCCATTAATCAACGCCTTAATTTGTGAACCGAAAAGCGCGGCAGCTACAACTAAGGTTCCGAGATTCATTCCCGCAATTCCTTAACAGCCTCGAGCACTTGCTGCCCGCGAAAAAGTATCTCCGCGAGTAATGCTATTTTACTCATCGCTTTTTCTTCTTCCCTGCGGGCGTCTTCCGGAACGCGACGCCCATTTTCTTAAGATTAAGTTTGCCGTTGCGGTAAATGAAGCGGGGCTTTTTGGAATTAGCTTTCACAAATTTGTTCCACGCTGAAAGCTTGCGCTTTTTGGGGTGGGGGTTACCGTGGGGGTTACCGCGTGGGCGCTTTTTTCCAGTCGCATCACTAAAACCATCTTCATACCCGCGATCGTACCACTCATTAAATTGTCTTAAGGTATCTTCGGAATAGGGGACGCGGCGGGGCATCAGCGGTAAATCCTGCCGATTAAAGCTAAAGCGATTTGATCGCTATCATCATTAACCACCATCTCAACCTTAACGGCAGTATATGCGGGTATAATCAGATCACCCGGAGCAGAAAAAGGAATCACTAGGGTTTTTGAATCGCCGTTATCGAATTTAGCCTGATAAATTACACTGTCATTGAAATATATTTTTATGGTGCTTTCTGCCCCGCTCTTCATGTTCCGGCCGCCGGTTAGCGTTCCAACAAAATAATAATTCCCCGTTGTAAATTCAAAAATGGTTTTGGTCGTATTGTCAATAGTTTGAAGGTTATATGCGTAGGCGTGGTTGCCTATTATCTCGAGCGCTTCAGCTGGTCCGGTAAATGGATTGCCTACACCGAGGATTCCGCCGCCGCCGCCCCCGCCACCGAGGCCCATATTCAGGCCGAATAGGTTATACTAATTGAGACGTCCAGAGTTTCGGCCGTCGTACAGCTGGCCGAAAAATCAATCTGGTTGCCTGGTATAATCGAGAAGAGGCCGCCTGCGGCTTCCATCACTACCGGCTGCCCGTCATTACCGCCCAGAGGGCCGGCTGCCTGGTTAGACCATCCTGGTCCACTAAATATTTGTTGCACACTGACGCCATCGCCTGCGAATTTGAAAACCGAGATGCCGTCGGTTGCGGAGTCCTGCTGCGGGGTTGCGCTTAGGGAAATCCGTACCACTTTGTTCATCCCTTCCGGGTTTGTAGTACTCTGCGTGGAGCCCATGAGGCTCGTCATCGCAACAAAGGTCCCGGCAGTAAAAGACTGCCCTGCTAGCGTATATGTACGAGTTTGTAAGCCGGCCATCGTCAATTAGAGCCCCACAACTATAGGGCCCAGTTTTGCCAGCCTGGGGCGGAATCCCCGGGTTAGCATTTTTGCAACCGCGGTTGCGGCGAGAGTCCCGACAATGCGGGACTTATTGGCGGCGACCGCGGAATTAATAGTTCCAAAGGCGGAATTAATATCGCCCCCAAGGGCTTGCTGTACCGCGGCCGCTGCGTCAGAGGATTGAATGAGAGACAAAGCCGCGCCGGTTTCTATGGCGTTAATGTGGAAGACTTTTGAGCGCCGGCGAGAATTCTTTTTCCTACGTGCCATGGTTCAATCCCCAAAGGATAACCTGACAATATACATTCCACTAATAACCGTAACTGATGCTGACACTATATTAGTCTAAATCCGGTCGCCAGTAAATCCCGACAACCTTTTTGCACCATAAGCACACCTCGACCGGTGCGTCGTCAACTACCTGGTTAACCCTTACGGGGTGCTTACAGTCGTTTGGCACGCTTTGCATATTCTTTTATGACACGATTCGCAGACCCAGCCCCATATGATAAACATTTGTTTTTTATTAACAGATTTCTGGATGTAAAGGCGGCGCATTACTTTCTGACAATCATAACACTTGCTGCGCTTCATAGTTTTTCCTGATTGGGGTGGCACTTATGGCAATGTTGCTCCCGAATTAGCCACTGCTCTGTTTCAATATCCCAATACCGACTCAGATAACAACCGCAGGGTTTCGTGTCCATAATTAAAACCGATTCGTCTTCGTATCGTCCTTGTCGGGCCATCCTTCAAAACAATTTTGGCACTCAGGACACCACCAATTCCCTTGATGATTCCACAACTCCCCTCCACACTTATCACAATTCATGTTCTACCTTTTGCACAGTGCCGGCAGTACCAGTCCTTGACAATGAAAACCGGATGCCTGGTTACCACCTGATCACAATGAGCGCAGCGCCGGTATTTGGGAGGGTCCGCCATAAGTAGAATGTGGCGCGGCTGAATGACACCTTGGGGAGTGAACCGCGCCAAGGGGCATTAT